CGACTAGCTTATCCATAATAAAACCCCGTATCCTCTGCATTGATTAGGGATATGTGGTATCCGCCCACGTTAGGCACAAAAATGCCAAACCCGTCACTATCGGGGGCAATGCCATAGGACCATTTTCCCAATAGGAAAGCGATAGCCAATAGTTGCAATTTGAAGGTTAGTTTTAACATTAACATTGTGTTGTTCCTTGTGTTTGTTGTTGATCCCTTATTGAGTGACCTATGTGGGAGGGCATAGGCCACCTATAAACGATCCTTTCTTTAAAGTTGCTCAATCGGTTTTGGTTGGTTGAACGTATGCCCACGGAACCCACGGTTCAAGGGTTGAATAACACCCGCATTGCGTAGGGCCGCAACAATGGCTGAAAGTTTGGTATACGACAGGCCCAAATCGTCGGCCATTTGCTGGCGGGTTTTCACGCCATTGTTAATGCGGATATATGTTTCAACTGTTGTTCTTGCTTGCGTTTTCATGGTGTTTCCTTTCGGTTGGTTGGTTGTGGGGGCCTTGCGCCCCCTTGGGGTTAAAATTCTGATACACCGTTCATGAGTTCATCATGAGTTGCTAGGCGTGTTTCTGATGTGACAGTTGACACAACGATATTGCGGTAATCGTTAGTCGTTTGGTCAATTCCCTTGACTAGCCAAACTGTAACACGTCCGATGCTAGGACGGATGCAGAAAACGTCAAGTTTTTCTAGTACCGTTGCGATTGTCTTTGCCTTGACCATGTTTTCTAGTTCAGTGTTAGTGATGCTATTTTCATGAGTGATAAACATTGTGTTGTCCTTTCGGTTTTGTTGTTCGTTTCGATAAACAATACTTAGCACGGGGGTTCAGGGTATACAATACCTATAAAGGATAGGTTTGAACTTTTTTTCTATACTTTCGGATAACACCTTATAATTATATATATGTCAACCTTAGGTTGTATTTTGTCGTGGAAACACCCGTTAAAAGTGTAAATCGCCGTAGAGGCCCTAAAACGGCCCGTAGAGAGCCGAAAGCGTTTTTCGGGTGGTCTGGGTCGGAAAGTCCAATTAGTCCCAATGCCCCATTTTGACTCTCAAAAGTATATACCAGAACTATCCTTTCGGGTATGTCGCCCAGTACAACCTAAGGTTGCAAACGCAAACAAAATACAACCTAAGGTTATGCTGCCCAGGTCACACCTATAGGTTGTAAAAAGTTGCAAAATACAACCTAAGGTTGCACTGGCGTTGACCTATCCGAAAGTATAGTTTCATGGCGCAAAATAGTCGTTGCATAACTTTCGTTTTGGGCGTATGATATATTCAAGGTCCAAGAAGAGGCCCAAAATCAGCACAACCTAAGGGCGAGTTTTTCGGAACGCAGTCGCAAAACGTGGAAGGATGGGCTGATGAAAAGTTGGGTTGTGTATGCCATTGTATACACACCTTATAGTTGTGTGTTGCAAAAATACCACACTCGCTTTTTAGTTGTGTATACCGTTGTATACTCGTTCAACTTTAAGGCGAAGTGTAAAATATTTTTCGTCACACTTTTAAGGCGAGTGTGTATGCCGTTGTATACACAACCTATAGTTACATTCCAAAAAACGCTTGCAAAAAATGGAATGTGTGGTATTTATGTCACAGACCCCCTCAGTGGAAATAAGGACCCCCTCAGTGGAAATAAGGACCCCCACAGTGGAAATTAGGGGTTGACCCCCGCAGTGGAAATATGGCATAACACCCCCACAGTGGAAATTAAGGAGACACAAATGGAAAAAGTAGAAGTATACTGGAACCTACACAAACACTGCTTTAGTGTACGTAGCTGCAAGACTGGTCGTGTGATCGCACATACGAGTGCAGTAGACATCAAGGATGCCAAGTTTGTTGTCCGTCAGGCTGGTCGTCGTAAGGTCCTACAAGAGAAGAAGAAGAACGTCCATGCGTTTGTACGTGGCTACCTAGCACCTACGGGATACCCCCTAGCGGAAATTGGGCAGCATGGGTATGCAACCTACAATCCGTACAAGTATGAAACATTTGTTGATACTGCATCGAAAAAACCGCTTGACAGTGTTAAGTTCGCTAGTCTATACACGAATAAGGATAAGAAAGGAGCAATCCAATGGGTAAAGTAAACGCAATGCATCAGGATCAAGTAGAGGCAGCATACGAAAAGGGTGCCAAGGACGCATACTATGGTCGTCCACGTAACCCAAACCTATCTGATGTGTATATGCTAGAGGCATACAACGAAGGATATGAAGAGCAACCATACGGAATGAAGGAGTACGAATAATGCTAAAAGCAAACGGAATGTTTCACACACCTAAAGATACTGACGAACTATTGTCGTGGATCGAAGAACATAAAGGTCAGGACCGTATACACGTAATGACCGCAGCAATGATGGCATGGAACCTAGCTGCAAAAATAGTGAATGAGGGTGTTGACACCAAAAACGAATCAGTCTAAAGTCAACTTGTCTTAGTAATAAAGGAGAACATTATGACCCTACCAGTAGAAACAGTACGCAAGGCAGTAGCAGCCAAAGGCACACAGTTTGCCACAGTTACATTCATCAAGAAGGACGGTACAGAACGTACCATCAACGGCCTCTTCAAGCCTAGCAGCAAGATCATCGGTAACGAGAAGGGTGAACGTAACAGCAAGGCTATGGCACGTAATGGGCTTATCCCTATCTACAGTGTCGCAGAAGAACATTGGAAATGCTTTAACGAGAACGCAGTGGTGGAGATCAAATGAGGACATATGACATGACAGCAGTATACACAATAGCAGCAATGCCACAGGGTGATCGTTTCAGTGACAGACCTGTACCCCTACCAGTGAAAATGGCTTACACCCTAGCAGATGCAACGGAGATAGCTAAGAAGTACAACGAGAACCCAATCTACAAGGGTATCCTACGTAACCACAGGTTTAGTCACTTTGTGCCGTTTAACATCGAGGCACTGACTATGGCACCACCACGGTATCATTTGGGGTAATGCTATGCTTGAGTGTTTGGTAGCTGCAATATTCTTTGAGGCACGTGATCAACCATTGGAAGGTCAGTTTGCTGTCGCAGAGGTCGTCATGAACCGTGTCGAGAGTGACCGTTGGCCTAACAATATTTGTGATGTCGTGTACCAAAGGAAACAGTTTTCGTTCACCCATGACGGAATGAGTGATAACCCATTGAAATACCTGACAAATAACTTGGAGAAACAAGCCTACAAAACAGCAAAAGATGTAGCATTAGAGGTTGACTTAGGTAACCGAATCGGGTTACAGTCTACACACTATCACAGGGTTGACATAAAACCCTACTGGACGAAACACTATCTAAAGGATGGAACCATTGGAGAACACACATTCTATACCGCAGTGGATGGCAGATGAACTAGGGCTACTGATGCCCACACCGTTTGAGCAACTAGAGGAACTAGAAGGACCGTATAACCGTGAATATTATCAAGAGGTATTTAGTAAGGGGTACTACCGTAACCCCTACGATGAAAATGGTGAAATATCTTTCTAGGATATTGTCGGTACTGAGTGTACTGATCAATGTAATCCTAGGTGGATCACAGAACCAGACGTTCTCTGCACGTAACTGGCAGTGGAAGAAGGACAGTAGACCTAACATTGTGTGGCTGATAGATGGCATCTTTGGTAAGGGTCACTGTAGTGAATGTTGGGTCTGGTGGAAAACTAGAAGGAAATGGTGAGATGCGTAGGCCCAACCCTATGGCTAAAGACCTAAGACAGAAAAAGTATAGGCCAAGGGTTGTCCCAGATAAGAAGAAGCCTATATTATATAGGAAACGCAAACATAAGGATAAGACAGATGAAAAAAGGTGAAATTAACGTAGACCTGATTGAGCATATGGGTGATGACCTTACGGTAGTACGTGCTGCACGTGTATCCTATGCCAATACATCAGACTGGACAGGTCGTATCCACTCAGGGGAATATAGGCAGCTAAAGGACAAGGACATACGTCTGATCCAGTATCTAGCCCAGCACAAGCATACGTCCCCATTTGGTCATTGCTTTACTAGTTTCCGTGTCGAGGCACCACTGTATGTAGCACGACAGTTAGTGAAGCACAAGTTCCTACGATGGAATGAGATCAGCCGTCGTTACGTGAACTATGAACCTGCATTCTACGAACCATACTGGCGCAGCAAACCTGAGAACTCAAAGCAGGGTTCAGGGGGTCCGATGGAAATTAGCCAAGAGGCTGAGATGATGTTTCATGCCACCCTACGGAATGCCCTGACGACATACGAGATGATGATTGACCAAGGTGTCGCACCAGAGCAAGCACGGTCCATCTTACCACAGAACATGATGACTTCATGGTATTGGTCGGGCAGTCTTGATGCATGGGCAGACATGTGTAAACTGCGTTGCGCAAAAGACACACAGTTTGAAACACAGATTGTAGCTTCTGTGATCTATGGTGAAATGCTAAAGCTGTACCCTGTGTCATGGGCAGCACTGATGGAGAATGACGATGAATGATGATGTAGGACTACTTGGTGTTGAAACCGTAGAAGAGCATGAGGATGGCAGTGCGACCTATCAGTTTCACATGGATGCACATACCCGTGGACTACTAGCAGAAGAAGGTCTAAAGTTGGTACTGTACTGTGCAGCAGCTAAGTTGGACATGCAGTTAGTGTATGACTTCATAGAAGATCACATGAGGTATGAGAACGACCAATTACAGAAATGTGTGTCGTGTGGTGGACCATCAAAGTCGGACTTCTGTGAGTTCTGCCAGAATGAGGAGTAGAGCGTGATCACGATTGAGCATGGGTTCGAGGAGACCCACACAGTCATCATAGACCCCACAGGGCAACTAGAGGACATAGAGGTGATAGCTACAGACAAGGGTTGGTTTATACGACAGTTTGACGAGAACATGGGTGGCTATGACCTGATTGAGTTTTCGTTTGACACATTCAAGATGTTTCTGACATCACTACAACTGCCAGAGGGCATCTACACATTAGAGGTAAAGTAATGGAATATACACAAGGACATGAGTACGCACACAACATTGCCCGTAACTACAACAAGGGTGATTACGATGATGTGTACCAACAGGCATGGTTGTACCTACTGGAAGCAGAGGAGAATGGCCTAGAGGAGCAAGAGTGCTTTTGGGATGCACGTTTCCGTACAAACCTGTGGGCTAACTACCACAATCGTCTGGTACCTCTGCCGTTGCGTACAGGCTCTAAGGAGATCGCTGAGTCACAGGAGATAGAGTATGAGGTACATGACCATACAATCACAACAGGTGATCATGCAGAAGCCTACGAGTTGTACAGTGAGGTGTTGCATTTACGCCGCAACCTAAGAAACCTGTCATTAGATGACGTTTCGGTATTGCAAGACCACTACGTCTTCGGTATGTCGTGGAGAGAAATTGCTGCTAAGTATGGTAAGAGCCATGTGATGTGGCAAAAATGGCACAATGATATACTAAATACACTAAAAGGTTACCAAGAGGAAAAATAAGTTACTATATACTTAAGTCCCCCTTTGGGTAAACTACTACAACTACAACAAAAGGAAACTATAGTATGAGTGAACAAGCACACCTACCGTGTCCCTATGTCGATTGTGGGTCGTCTGATGCATTCAGCTACAACTCAGATAAGATGGTCGGCAAGTGTCATAGTTGTAACCGTGGTTACCCATCTAAGGACACGATGCAGCCTTGGGCAAAGGAGAAGTACCCCGCAATGGAAAATGATGGATTTGATACCCTACGTTCTATGGTGTCGTCACAACCTACGTCTGTGTCGCAGAAGACCTACAAGGAAATGCGTGGGATCACTGCAAAGACTATGGAAGAGTTTGATGTCGCCACTGATGACTTTACGCAAGAGTACACGTACCCCTCTGGTGGAAAGAAAGTGCGTATGCTTGCAGACAAAAAGTTCTTTACCAAAGATGGCTTCAAGGGTGACGAGTTGTTTGGTATGAACCTATTCCCTGCTGGGTGTAGTAAATTTGTCACAATAACAGAGGGTGAAGTTGATGCTATGTCTGCATGGCAAATGCTTAAGTCTAACTGGACTACACCTGTCGTGTCGTTACCATCAGCTACCCCATCGAAGAAATTATGGGAAAACTGTAAGGAGTGGTTAGATAGCTTTGAGAAGATCATTCTATCTGTCGATAACGATGAAGCAGGTAACGGTGTCGCTGACCGTATGTCTAGACTATTTCCCAACAAGGTCTACCGTGTAGATCATGGGCAGTACAAGGATGCCAATGACTTCCTACAGGCTGGCAAGGCACAGGACTTCAAGTCGTCGTGGTGGAAGCCTATCAAGCACACACCAGAGAACGTCATCAATACTGCTGATCAGTTCTTGAAGCTGTATGAGGACACACCAGAGCATGTATACGTACCCACAGGTATCCAAGCCCTAGACGACAAAATCTTGGGACTGATGCAGGGACACTTCACGATGTTCAAGGCACCCACAGGAATTGGTAAGACAGAACTTATGCGTTACCTTGAATACCAGATGCTACAACGTGACATCCCTATCGCTACGTGGCACCTAGAGGAGACTAAACTACGCTCACTGTTAGGGCTTGCGTCCTACAAGATGAATGACAACGTAACACGCCGTGACCTTATCGAAGAGAAGGGGGTTGATAGAGAAGTACGTGAGGCTATCGTAGACCTTACGAAGGGAGAGAACCTCTATCAGTTCTACTTGGGGGACGGACAGGGGGCCGACGAACTGTGTGATCAGATACGGTTCTTTAGTCAGGCATGTGACTGTAAGTTTGTGTTCTTTGAGCCTATCCAAGATGTCATCACTGGCACTGAGGAAAGCAAAGAACAACAACTGGCAGACCTGTCCGTCCGACTGTCGAAACTGGCAGCGGAACTTAACATAGGTATCGTGTCTATCGGACACACTAACGAGAATGGAGACTTCAAGTATTGTAAGATGATTGGTCAACGTGCTAGTGTCATTGTGAACCTACACCGTGACAAAGAGTCAGACGACATGGAAGAACGCAACACAACGTATCTCAAGATTGAGAAAAACCGTCCGTCATCCGAAGAGGGCATGGCAGGTAAACTCAAGTTCAACTACGATACGTTTACACTAAGAGAGGTATACTGATGAAAAACTTACAGTCAGTTTATGAAGGTACAGAGGCAGAAAAGCTATTCCGTAAGTTACGTGGAGATAACTTTATTCGCAGGGCAACAAGAGAAGAGGACATGAATGAACACTGGGATGTACTTGACCGTGAGTTTGGTCGCATAGATGTCAAAGCTGCAAAACGTAAATTCAGGTCAGGTCCAGTAGACTACACAATATGGTGGGAATTAAAAACAGTAAAACGTCCCCCAAATTGGAAACCAAAATCTGGATGGGGCGTACCAAATGGTATTGATAGGTTAATTGCAGTACGTGCAGAGGATGCATTTTACCTAGTCAACCCAAACGATATAATAGATACATTAAGAGAAAAATGCACTGAATACTACAGGGGCGATTTTGGTTTACATAGTAGGCCAGACAGGGGCGACTTAATGACCATACTACCTTTAAGTTTCATAGTTGAAAACAGTGTTGGGAAGGTTAGCACGTAATGCCAGTATTTGACATAGAAACAGATGGCCTGAACGCCACAAAGATACACGTGTTATCATGGATGGGGGCCGATGGAAATGTGCATCACACCCACGACTATGTAGCTATGCGTATCTTCTTTGAGGAAGCAGACGTACTCATTGGTCATAACATTATCCGCTTTGACATCCCCCAAGTGGAAAAAGTCCTAGGGGTCAAGGTCAAGGCAAAGCTAATAGACACACTAGCCTTGTCGTGGTATCTAGACTTCTGGCGACCAAGCCACGGTCTTGCGTCTTATGGTGAGGACTTCAACATCCCTAAGCCACAGATCGACGACTGGGAGAACCTTACACCAGAGGAATATGCACACCGCTGTAATGAGGACGTACTTATCAACTACGCCTTGTATAAGAGGTTGGACTACAAGCTAGATCAACTGTATCCAAACACCCACGCTAAGTGGAGATTGACAGACTACCTGACGTTCAAGCTACAGTGTGCAGCAGAGCAAGAGGCCCTACGATGGAAATTAGACGTACCCAAAGCATCCAAGCACCTACAAGAGTGGGAAGCACTCAAGCAAGAGAAGACAGAGGCACTTGCCAATGTTATGCCGAAGGTCATCAGCTACGCTGTACGGAATCGTCCAAAGGTGTACCACAAACAGGACGGAAGCTTGTCTGCAAACGGTGCCAAGTGGGAACAACTCTGCAAGGACCACAAGGTTCCGACGAGTACCCAGAGCCTGAAAGTCAAGGTTGGTGAGGATCGTGCTAATCCTAGTTCTGTGTCACAGGTAAAAGAGTGGCTATTCATGCTAGGGTGGGAACCACGTACATTCAAGTTTATGAGGGAAGCAGATGGCTCCACAAGGAAACTGGAACAAATACGTAAGGACGGAGAACTCTGTCCCTCAGTACGTGAGTTGGTTGAACGAGAACCCGCTATTGGTTTGCTTGATGGCCTCACTGTGCTTTCTCACCGTATTGGGGTTATCAAGGGCTTACTTGACTCAGAGAACGATGGATACGTGCAAGCAAGTATTGCAGGGATCACTAACACCTTCCGCTTTCGTCACGCCCGACCATGTGTCAACTTGCCAAGTGTTGATCGACAGTACGGTAAAGAGATAAGGGAGTGCCTGATAGCACCAGAAGGTTACAATCTCTGTGGTGCCGATATGACATCACTAGAGGACACAACAAAGCGTCACTACATGAAACCACTAGACCCTGATTATGTCGAGGAAATGTCTAAGGATGGGTTTGACCCACACCTTGACCTTGCCAAACACGCAGGTGTCGTCACACAGGGTGACATCGACAAACACAACTCAGGGGAACGTAGCCTCAAGGCACTGCGTAAGAACTACAAGGTGGTGAACTACAGTGCGACTTATGGTGTAGGTAAGCAAACCCTAGCCAGAAACACAGGTATGTCTGAGAGCGAAGCACAGACGCTCCTAGACGCATTCTGGTCACGTAACTGGTCTGTGGAGAAAGTGAGTAAAGATGCAACCGTTAGACATTTACTTGGTTCTGATTGGCTTTACAATCCTGTGTCTGGCTTCTGGCATTCACTAAGGTCTGACAAGGATCGGTTTAGTACCCTCAACCAGTCTACAGGTGTCTACTGTTTTGACATGTGGGTCAAGGGTATCAGAGATATGGGACTAGAAGCTATCGGTCAGTTCCATGACGAGGTTATCGTCTTAACCAAAGAAGGAGATGAAGACAAAACAGAGAATATCATGAACATGAGCATCAACAACCTAAACGATGACCTGCGACTAAATGTACCTCTTGGGATAGATGCCCAGTTCGGTAAGACATATGCAGACATCCATTAGGAAAAAAAGTTCTGCTTCTGGTTACCAAAGCCAGAAAAAAGTTACTATATATATTTACCAGTGTTAGAAAAGGAACTCGACAACATGGCACGTTATACACTAGATATGGTACTAGAGTACGCAAAAGTATTCCCTGAGAACGCAGATATGGGGAACATGGATGGCCCACAGTGGCAGCAACAGATTGCAATGAAGGGTGGTCAGTATGTCGTTAATGCATACTTCACTAACCAAGAGCAAATCAACAAACTGATGATGGATGGTTTTAAGGCCACAGTCATGGGTAACGCCCGTATCCAAGAGGGTAACGCTGACTTCGGTATCGGTAAGTACATGAAGATCAAGCGTGGGGTTGCCGACGACATTCGGGATTGGATTGATCCCGTCACCAAAGAGAACGTCAACCTAGGTGGCCCTGTTAAGGTTGTTGACCTACGTCAAGGGAAAGAGGAAGTCCGTAAGTGGTCATTCTCTGAGGATGGTGAACTAGGCAATGGTACACGAGCCAAGGTGCAGTTTGAAACCTATGCTGATGGCAATGGTATCCGACTAAATGGTATCGCTGTTACTGAGTTGATTGTACGTACAAGCGAACCGTCAGAAGACGACATGATCTTTCAGGTGGCATAATGAAAGTAGAGATTTACTTTACGATGGACAAAGAGGAAGACGGTATTGAGGGTACCGTCAACCTCACCCGTGAAAATGTAGACAGCCTACAGGACTTGTTGTACCTCTATCAGGATGCAGCTATTGCCTCTGGCTACACCTACGTAGAATCCATTGGCGCACACAAGGACAGTGGTGATGCAGTCTGGTCAGGCTTCTGATGGACTATGGCAAGGCTTTAATCGACGGTGATGTATTCGCCTATCGTGCGGCCTTTGCCACCGAAGGAGAGCCTGAAAGGGAAGCCCGTGTCAAGATTGATGAAGTACTGCAAATGAGTATAGAAAGTGTCTGTGGTTGGCCTTGGCAACAAGACGACTACGAGATATACATAACTTGCAGTGGACATCAGTTTAGACACGACATTGCCAAGTCACATGTTTACAAAGGTAATAGGTCCAAACGAGAAAAGCCTAAGAACCTTTCGTTCATTCGTGACTATATGGTATCTGATTGGCAAGCGGTTGTCAGTGTGGAACAAGAGGCAGATGACTGTCTAGCGATACGTGCTACAGAACTCGACCATGACTGTACTATCGTATCAGTGGATAAGGATATGCTACAGGTTCCATGCTGGCACTACAACCCAACCAAGGGTACGATGAAGAGGGTAACCCCCGACGAGGGAATTAAGTTCTTCTATACCCAGATACTGACAGGTGACAGTGCTGACAACATTCACGGTATCCCACAGGTTGGACCTAAACGTGCTGAGAAAATACTCAAGGGTTTAGAGACAGAAGAAGATTTGTGGGACGCAGTGTTACAGGCTTATGACGGTGACATAGACCGTGTAGTGGAAAATGCTAGATTGCTCTGGCTACGACGATACGAAGGGGAATTATGGCAACCACCAGACAAGCGATAAAGCATGGCTATCGCTCTGGTTTAGAGGAGAGGGTATCGAAGGAATTAGAGGAAGCTGGTGTTAAGTATGAGTATGAGACACAAAAGATCAAGTATCGTGTCGAAGAGGACCGTACCTATACACCAGACTTCATCTTGCCTAACGGTATCATAGTTGAGACAAAGGGCCGTTTCACGACAGCAGATAGAAAAAAGCATTTGCTAATTCAGAAGCAGCACCCTAAACTCGACATAAGATTTGTGTTTCAGAACTCTAGAGCAAAGCTGTACAAGGGTGCCAAAAGCACTTATGCACAGTGGTGTGATAAGCATGGGTTTATGTACGCAGATAAGTCAATACCAGAGGAATGGACATGAGTCTATCAGAGTACATAGAAGTATATGATATGTTGGAACAAGAGGACGACATTGAAAAGCTGAGAAGTCAAGCTAAGTATTTACTAGTTGGTCGTGCTATGAACGACAATAACCTGTCTGAGGATGAAGCTATAGCCTTGGCAGAGTATACAACAATGGATATAGGCGTAGCAGAGGAGTTGACAGTACATTGATCAGTAAAGAAGATATGGTAGCGTTTGAGTACTTTAGTCAGACAGAGATGGAGATGAACGTATATCAAGCAGCAGCATCAGAAACAGCTATCTATAAGCATGAACATCAGGTTATCTACCCTGCACTAGGACTAGCAGCAGAGGCTGGTGAGGTAGCCAATAAGGTCAAGAAAATCCTACGGGATGGTAAGTTTGACCGTGAGGCTATTGCAGATGAAGTAGGCGACTGCCTATGGTACATTGCTGCACTGTGTCGTGACCTAAATGTAAGTATGTCAGACCTTGCTGCAAGCAACTTAAAGAAATTACAGGATCGTAAGCAACGTGGGGTCCTCAGTGGAAATGGAGACAAAAGGTGAGTAAGAAGAAAACAGGTATGACTTGGTTCTGGCGTTGGTTAAACTACCTAGCAACATGGCGAGAACACCGTAACACTATCAAACAGCTTAATGCGTTAAGCGACAAAGAACTAAACGACATCGGAATTAGTCGTGCAGACATTGACCGTCTGGTATGGCTAGGTGAAGACAAAACAATGCGTGGACGAGGAAAAGAACAAGAATGAACAATATGCTCCCTACCCCCTATCAAAACTTTATTGCACTATCACGTTATGCCCGTTGGACTGGCGAAAAGCGTGAGACTTGGTCAGAGACAGTTGACCGATACATTGACAATATCGTTAAGCCGCTAACAGGTGAAGACAGTTATATCAAAGATATACGTGATGCAATTATGTCACTAGAGGTTATGCCCTCTATGCGATCTATGATGACCGCTGGACCAGCAGCAGCCCGTGACAATACCTGTATGTATAATTGCTCTTACGTAGCCGTAGACAAGCCTAAACGTTTTGACGAGGCTATGTTTATCCTGTTGTGTGGCACGGGGGTAGGGTTCAGTGTTGAACGTCAGTACGTTCAGAAGCTACCAGAAGTACCAGAACGTCTATTCAAGTCTGAGACAACAATCGTAGTTAAGGACAGTAAAGAAGGTTGGGCTAAAGCATACCGTCAGTTGTTAGCATTGTTGTGGTCAGGTGAAATTCCACAGTGGGATGTATCCAAAGTACGTCCAGCAGGTGCCAGACTAAAGACATTCGGTGGTCGTGCATCAGGCCCAGCACCCTTAGTAGACTTGTTCAACTTCACTGTCGATAAGTTCTTGAATGCTACAGGACGTAAGTTGTCGTCTATTGAGTGTCACGACATCATGTGTAAGATCGGTGAGATCGTTGTAGTAGGTGGTGTACGCCGTAGTGCTATGATCAGCTTGTCTAACCTGTCAGACGACAAGATGCGTTATGCTAAGTCTGGTCAGTGGTATCTGGACTACGGTCACCGTGCTTTGGCTAACAACTCTGTCGCTTACACTGATAAGCCAGATGCAGAGACATTCATGCGTGAGTGGACAGCATTGATCGAAAGTAAATCAGGTGAACGAGGTATCTTTAATCGTCAGGCATCACAGAAGCAAGCTGCAAAGAATGGTCGTCGTAATCCAGAGAGTGACTTCGGGACAAATCCTTGCAGTGAGAT